ATTAAATATTCCGTGGAGTCGAACTCCAAATTATCAGTTGAAGTATCACCAAATTGACTTGGTAGTGATGTTGATGATGTTACACCAGTCGAAGGTGTGCTATCTAAACTTGATGAATATGAACCACTCAATGTTGTTGAATTTGCAACATACAATTGACCACCGACTGCATTTACACTTTCTTTCTCGAACGTAGTAGTTGCGAGTGTACCTCTAATCTTTACATTAGCAAACTCAGCAATACCAGTTTCATCTATAATCCAACCCTTGTTGTCTGGAATATAATCTCGTGTTTTGATTTTACCAGTTGAGTTTATCTCTAAGTTATCACTAAAGATTGAACCAGTATCAACTCCCCAACCACCAATGGATGCTGATACGAATCTTGCGAAACCATCGGACTTAATAGATGATGATGAGTTGGTATCAGTTGATGGTGACCCATCTATTAGTGCTGGGGTTCTGATATTGTTAACACTCAAGTCAGCATCAATTACAGCATCAGCTCCAATGAACAATAGATTATTAGCAGGGTCTAAGTGGAATAGTGATGAACTTATTTCGATGTTACCATCAGAACCACTAATGAATTGAGTATTTTCAGTACCTATGAAGAACTTATCAGTTTTGACATCCAACAACCCACCATCGTGAGTTGTGAATATGAGGTGTCTATCATCGTTATCACCAACGAATTGCATACCAACACCTTGTAGGACATCAGCTCCCATTTGAAGACCACCACTACCACTGTAAATGATGAATCCACCAGGACCACTACCATCCGATGCGGATGTTACGCCTTCATACCCAACCGATTTCATAAAACCAGATGAATGACCACCTATCTCTAAACCACTACCAATAGCATTGGATACAAATATAGAACCAGTGATTATAGATTGGTCACCTCCAATATATACGTTACCACCCTCAAATATAACATCTTCAATTAATATTTCAGTAATTGATACATCGCCATTTTTATTTAAGAACTGTATCTTTAAAGTCTTTGGGTCATTTAGTTGTTCGGTTGGTATTGCAACCTTATAAGATATTTCTCTTACATTAGGTACATCAGTATTTGCTAATAATTCAAAATCTGCATTTGGCAAACCTTGTGATTTGATAAGAGTGTTTACAGAACTAACGCGGCCCGATACTGGATTTACATTACTTAATGTAATATTTGCAATAGCAGCTTGGTTTTGTGTAGTTACCAACGAGCCAGTAGATAGATACTTTATATCACCACTAAGTGTACCATCTGAATATTCGTATGTGTGTATTGACCCTCGATTCCTATTATCACTTGCAGTAATTGGTAATGATACTCTAAATATGGTATCAGATACAATCTTGGTAATACTTGCGGTAACGTGTGTTGGTTGAGACTGACCTGTTAATCGTGGGAACAATATCGTTGATGATAAATCCAATTCAAGACTACCACTTATCATCTCACCATTAATTATAGCGGTAGATGCTTCAAATGAAACATCATCACCATATATCGATTTCTTATATGTAAATTGTCCGGGTTGAATTGTGCGAGTTAATGAACCACCGGATTGTGGTACATCTGAGAATACTTCTATCGAAGCAGATACATTTCCCTTTGGTATTTCTTTAAAAACAACCTCAGAAATTGATTTTTTGTTTTTTACAACGTCTACGACACGTGACCATCTAATTTTTTGGCCATCTGGTAAAGTACCAACAATAATTACTTCACACGGGCCGTCTGGTGTGTTGTATTTTCTATCAGCAATATCATACACCCAAACCGAGATTAGTCGTGATTGGTCATTATCTTTATACGATGGTATTTCCCAATATACAACATTACCATTTACATCAATAACCTCTACATCAATTTTAGTGTTTGGTTTTAGTGAACCAAATCGTGGTCGGATTCTAAATGAATTTTTACCCTCACCAAAGTATTTAGGAAAGTCGTTTAAACCAAAAAACTCTTCGGATAGCGGAGAAGTGTCCTCTATCGCAACTTTTTCTGATTTAAGATATATCTTTGATTTTCTTCTAAGTTCTAATGCCATTCATTGACTCCCTATACTATAAATATGATACTTTAGAGAACCCACGAACTTTATTGATATCAATTATCTGGTCTACCATATCTCGCGTCTTGTCAATGTGTGATATCGTAATAATAAAGTCGAATTGTGTCTTTAAGTAATCAAATAATAAATATAAAGAATTAAAGTTATCCGTGTCTAATGAACCAAAGCCCTCATCTATTGCGATAAAGTTTGGTCTTGGTAGGTTGGATACGTTAATTAGTGCGGTTCTGATTGCAATTGATGATATAAATTTCTCCATACCACTTGTAAGTTCTAATGGCCAATATTCTTCAGTACCATACGCAATGTAGGAGTTGATATTTTTACCATCGGTATTCAACATAATTTGGAAATCTACGATTGGAGATAATATATTGTTAATCTCAACTTCCAACTTTGGGAGAACATCTGAAATAAGATTGTATGGGATGCCATCTCTCTTTACACATTTGAGGTAATATTCGTATCCATCAAACCTAATTTCCATATCACGAAGCTTATCAATCGATTGATTTACATTCTCAATAGTCTTTTCAGCAACCTTGATATCAGAATTAATTGTCATAATCTCATTAGTCACATCTTCAATATCATCTCGGATTTGGTCTCGTGTGACTTTAAAAGATTTTATCTTTTGTTGTATTTCAGCATTATGGCTTACTGCTTGTTCTTGGTCTTTAGCTCTTTGGATTTTCTCCTCAAGTGACTTAATATCCAAGTCAATGTCTTTTACCAAGGATACACAATAATCATACGACTTACTTGACCTCAACCATTCTTTATCCAATTCAGCTTGTCTACTTAAAAGGTCTTCGTACTCTTTGAGTTCTTTTGTAACATCAGACTTATCACGTTCGGTCATCGTGTCCAATCGTTCTGAAACAATTGATGAATATTTCTTACCCAACAACTCAATCTCATCTTCAAGACCTTGTGCTTGTTTAGCAAATGGTGTATTCTTATTCTTTACACAATGTTCACAATTATCATCAAATGTTAACGACCCAATACCATCCAAATGTTTTTTGGCGTGAATCATTTCGGATTCAATTTTATCCAAAGATAATCCAAGTTCATTGAACTTTCTATCCAATGATTTGTATTGGTCGTTCTTTTCTTGAAGTTCCTTAATATCGTATTTAGATATTTTGGTTGTGATTGACTTTTGTTCAGTCTCAATGTTATGAACTTCTGCAAGATTCAATGCACATTCACTATCTTGTCTCTTACGTTCTTTTTGTAAAGATTGTAGTTGAACTTCCAAATCGGATACATCACCCAAATCCTCAACTGATTTGAGACTACCCATCTCAAATTCAATTTTAGTGTTTACCACATCACGTTTAGACTCTAACTCAACCTTTCTATCTTGTAGAGTGGTGAGAGACCCTGTAATCGATGTGAGTGTATCTTCTGCCTCTGCAAGTTGTGTTGGTAGGTCTTGATTTTTATAATCTTTTAAAAGAGCTGATAGTTCTTTAATCTCCTCACTTGCAATTTGGTAGAGATTCTCGAAGACATCCATATCGAGGAATTGTGCGAGCAACTCCTTACGTTCCTTTTGTGATTTCTCGATGAATCCACTATTGTTTGATTGGGTTGACATCGCAGTAAGTACGAAGTCATCGTATGTTCCAACATATTCTCTAATAATTGCGTTTGTTTCTCTACGTTGTTCACCATTAAGAGATTCTACTTGACCATCTACCATACGATAGAAGTTAGTGTCTACTTTTACAGTACCCCGCTTAGGTGACTTCTTAGCACTTCTCTCAATAGTGTATTCTACACCATTTAAATCAAATGTGAACTTACAATCAAAAGACATCTTTGAGTAATTTAACACATCCTCCGCTTTTGAGGTTCTTGAACATTTATCAAATATACAAAACGAAAGAGCATCCCATAGGGTTGACTTACCACTTGCGTTTGGAGCAAAGATACCATATGCTCCTTTCATTTGACTAAAGTCTATGACATTGTTAGTACCATACGAGAACATATTTGAGAATTCAAACACCTTTGGTATCCAAGTTGAGTTGACAATTGCTCTCGTTGTTCCGAGTTTTGAATTGATATCATTGTTAATACCTTTAACAACTTTAAGTTGCTCCTCGGTGAGATGTTCCGTGTCATTTAAGAATTCCTCAATCAGTTTGTTTTGGAAAGCGGTGTCGCGGACATTCTGAAGAATAATCTTTTCGTGTTCACTACCATCTTTACGGGTGATAACTTTTTGTATGGTTAATTCTTGAACCTTTCGACCTTTCTTTAGGTCAGCAATAATCGCGTTAAGTTCAGATGCCTTCGTGTCCTTTACACGAACTCTCATTCGTGGTTTTAAAGGAATTGGTATGTTAGAAACAATCTTACCTTCTTCTATATCTATTGTAACATATCCATAATCGTTTGGAATGTTTACAAATTTATTTTTACAAGATTGGACATCCCATACTAAAATACCGTGGTTAGGGTATTTTGCTTCTCCGTGATTCTGAACGATTAATGAGCCGGGATACTTGATAGTCTCCACACCTTGTACTGGATTATTTGGTTTATGAATGTCACCCAACATCACCATATCATACCCATCAAAGTTTCCTACATTTATGTTTTTGTTCTCAATAGCGAATCCGTGTTCAGTCTCAATCTTATCAACCGGTCCGTGGAATACCCCAATTTTTACATCACCACTATAATCACTTGCGGGTGGAAATCCTGGCGACTTATCCCATACCGATTGATGAACTATTGTGAGGTCACCCAATGACCAAGCACCTGTATCTTTTAGGTAGAATAGGTTTGGATGTTTCAATGCGTTAATAATTGGTGACAATGCATCCAACCTTGACGTATTGTTTAGATTAGCATCATGGTTACCAGGAATGACAATTGTTGGTAGTAAGTCTGCTAATCGAGTAAAGAACTCTTGAGTCAAGTCTACCACTTCGGGTGACATATCAGTCTTAGCATGAACAATGTCACCAGCAATGTATATGATGTCATTTTCATCCATTGTGGATAGGATATACCCATAGAGGTGGGAAAATACCTCACGGTATTCTTTATGTCTCTTGAGGTTTCTTATATGTACATCTGCGATATGATAAACTTTGTTTACCTTTTCTATACCGACTTTTATTTTCTTGAGTTTTTTCATACTCTAAATAGTTCATACTCCACCAACTTTCGTAAGTCTAATGCTGGAGTATTATATATTAATTCATTAATTTTATCATAGCCCATATCGGATGGGTCTTCATCACCCAAATCTACTAAATGGGTCTGAATTCCATACGACATAAACTTCTTTGCTAAACGGATTGCATTCTTTATAGCATCCGAATCTAATACAATATACAACTTTTTTACGGAATTTCCAATTATTTTCTTCTCTAATTCAGATTGGATGGATTTTCCAAAGAGTGGTATTGTATTTCTACGAATAGCTAATGCGTCAAATGCACCCTCACATAATACTAATGGAGTGTCCCAATTAATAAGCAACTCAAATCCCACAATGTCTTTGGACACCTTCGGATTCTTATGTTTGTATTGGGTCTGATAGAATGACCTACCCACAAAGAAGTTTAATTTACCACGCTCATCATATGATGGTATAATGATTTTATCTCTATACTCACCTTCATCACAAAACCCAATATTATACTTTACAATATCTTCAGGTCTAATACCACGGCCTAACAAATAGTTTAGTGCGTGTTTCCGTTTGTAGGATGATGTTGGTTTATAAAGTGGTTGGAATTCTTTTGGAAGTTGAACCTGCTCTATTACATCAGCAGTATCATACTCACTTCTATACCTATTTACCTTACTGAAGATTGAGTTGTATTCATCCCAAGTGTGTTTAGATACACGAAGTTTTTTGAATAGGGTTTTTATACTCCGACCCTTCTCATCAGAAATCCAACAATGCCACGGGTTGTTTCCTTTAGAATTAATTCGTATATTAATCTCTAACTTTGGTTTGTAATGGTCAACAAATGGTGAATAGAATGCATAGTTATCCCCACTCGTTTTCTTGGATGACCCAAGTACGGACTCTAATAATTCAAGTAGTCTTTCTTCCATAACTACTAATATACGAAATTATTTTGAATAATCAAAGAAATCAACGGAAGGTTTTTCGTCAATCCAGTCTTGAGGTATTTCCTTCTTAGCCCACTTGAATCCATTCTTCTCACACCATTGTGCGTAAGTGGTCTTAGAACCTTTGTAAATTTTACCATTAGGAGATTGTAAAACAAACCTTAAATCTACGTCAGGATTCTGCTCTTTGATTAAAAGATGCTTCTTCCTATCATCGGGCAAGAACCACCCCTTCGACTCTATGAATATACCATTAGGTAATCTAAAGTCTGGTTTGTATGTATGGTGAGTTGCAGGTATAGTATACTTTACATCGTGTTGTTCATATTCACCATCAATACCTTGTGATTTGAGCTGTTCATCAATACGAGTTTCAAGGCCACTCTTGTGACCCTTTTGTTTTTGGATGTGACTCCAATTACCTTTTGCCATAACTTTTTAGTCTATATCAAATTTAACATTGACAGTTACGTCAACATCTCTTCTTTTCTTGAGTGGTGACCCTAATTTACCAATCGCAAGTAAGTCACCAGTATCATTGTATAATCCAATTTGAGTGATGTATGGTCTGAAATCAGAACCTGTAACCATATTTTGTAGTCTTGGGTCGGTGTCGGTAGAATCAATTCTTAGAGATGGGTTTGATGATACATTGTATTCATTTCGTTTTATCTCACATAGGATTGATACTTCCTCTATTTGCTTAGTAGCACGATATTTTAATTCATAGTCTCTATTGGTGTAGTTCCAATTACCATTACCCAAAAATAGATTTTGATATCTGAATCGTGGGTCTGATGTTATAATCATACCTTGCTTATAAAATACATAGCCTACTTCTTTTCGTTGAAGAGAAGAACCACTTGGCGAATTATCGGCTAAGGATGAAATCATATCGGATGATAAGCGCGTTCTATGAATTCTGAATTGAGACATTGAACCACTAAAGTTACCCCCAACAGTTTCTACATTTCTACTACCAATGAGTATATCACGATTATTGGTCACCGAACCTCTAAATGAATATGATGACGTAATTTCATTTACAGTATCCACATATAATGATATATTATCACCAACCTTATTTAGTACATAGTGGTGTGGTTGCCCATCGTTAAAAGGGCTTGAAGAGGATACATTTAGTACTGATTTACCATCAGATGCTTTAACAAATATATGACCCGGACTTGTAGGGTGTAGTTCGGTATAGAATGATATATCAAATGGATATTGACCAACACCATTCGACCTAACTTGCTCTAACCCAGCATCATCAATATATGTTTCAGTATTTTTCTTCTGAACTAAACTTTGGATTTGTCTACCTGCTAATGATTGTGATGGTGGTATATTTGCCCAAAATGAAACTGACCAATCATCATTCTTGTTTAATACATTGAAGTGTTCTTGGTGTCTAATCTGAATACTTCGGGTTTGTTCAAACAAATAAGAATTACCGATGCCCAATGTTGGGTTTGTTGATATTGATGAGTTTGAAGATAATACCCCAGTTCCTGGCGGCGTAGGTGCTATTGAAACGGCAGCAGTACCACTTAGTGCTAAATTTAAGGTAACACCAGGATTAACTTGATGGATACCATCTATTTTAATTAACCCATTAACTAATGTAGCAGTCAAGCTGGTTGTGGCACCATCAGAGTAAAATTCAGACGGGCCAGTTGTTGATACTGGTGTAACTGGAGTTCCACCGTTTACAGTGTATGTTATTCCACTTATATCGTTTATTACATAGTCGTCATTCGGGTGTATATAAAATGTAAGATACAATATTGTACCATCGATACTACTCGTTATCGACTTTGTAACCATTGGACCACCGAATGGGCTAGTGGTAGACCTTACTATGGTATTGGCTAGAAGATTATTTGCTTCTGAAATATTTATTTTAAATTCCGCCATTAGATAATCCTATTTTGATAGTTAGACTTATCTGAAGTATCTGATTCAAAATCTAAATAAACTAAAGTGTCTGATGGTTTGGTGTATACTGACCCGGTTTGTTCACTTGCAATTAGTAATCCATATTCATCATCAACCTTTTGGTCGTATAGATGTATAGATGATGATGGGTAATGTGAGTTATCAGTTACAAATACCGAACCCGGCTTTATACCATTGCCAAATTTGTTTTGTGGGATAGACACTACCGATGCGGTATCATATAATTTTATATCACTTCTTCTTTTAAAGAATGTTGAGTTAATTGAATTCCAAATAATGTATTGTGGTATTGAGTTTAACTCACGAGTTATACCACCAGATGATGTTAGAAACGTATCAACACCAATCTCGCCTGAAACTGATGTTGATACCTCTGTTAAAATACCATTGTCGGATATACCTCTGAGAACGGAAATCTCGAACGATGATGAGTGGTTTACGTTTGTAACCTCATATCGTTTATGTGCCTTGAAGGGTCTTGATTGGACACCCCCATTGAAGATTTTTTTGAATACTATTCCCATTGGTTACCATCTTTAGAAGTCGAGCTTAACCTTAATTAAAATCTCATTAGAGAATGATTTCAATAGAGGTTTAGACAACTTAGCAATTGCTAAAAGTTCGTTATCGTTATTGTAAAGACCAACAGTTGTAATATATGACTTAGGGTCACCTACAAAAGTTTGTTGGTTTAATTTACCATTTGAACCAGTAACATAAGATGGGTTGTTTGAGAAGTTATATTCTGCATTCTTAGCTCTTACAAAGAAGAATGTTGATTTTACTTCCTCTTCACTTCTTGCTTGGAATCCGTTTGCCGAATCTTCAAATGCAGCACCACTAATTGCGGTAAACAGCTTTCCGTGGTTTTGTGCATCGGTATTTGTTGTTCTTATAGTTCCTAATGAAGCAGAAGCGTCAAGACCGGCCGCACCTAATACAATGATTCCAAATTGTGGGTATACTGCGCCGAATACTTTAGTTTCACTGTGAACACCATTAAGTAGTGAGCCGGATACCACATTGTATACGTTTTTGTTTGAGTTACCCAATTGATTAGTATCACCACTATTATCAACCAATCTAAGTGTTTCACCCGTTGAACCGGATAATACCAACTCCCAATTACCAGGGTCTAACTTATCTTTGATACGTGCTCTATTGATTGAGATTACGTACACATCATCTTGCGCTACATCACCAAAGGTAAATGTTGTTTGAGATGCTGGAAGAAGAACTTGTTGGAATTGTGAGTAGATTGCATTTGATGGTGAGTCTTCATTTGTACCTAAAGAACCACTACCAGCGTAGTGTCCATACGCAATTGAGAATTGAGCTTCTTTAGTCGAATCAGCTGGGTTACCATTGTAAATCTCATAGTAATAACCCTTTTGAGTTGTAGATTGAAATGATGATGTAAAGAATGTTGTTAACTCACCCACATTACCACTCCACAAACCACGAGTAACTCGTTGAGTGTTTCCTTCTACTACATCTTCTACTGTAAATGCAGTGTATACTTTACCACTACCATAATCATACGCACCTGCTGGAATTAATGGAGTTGCATCTTGAGAAACATCATTTGCTGAAAGTTCACTAACTGATAACGAATTGTTTAGTGCGTTTAGAATTGCGGACCCACCAGTGTTACCACCACCCGTAGGGCCAGTAGGACCACCAGTGTTTCCTCCGGGAGGAGTTCCACCAGGGTTACCAGAGTTACCACCCCCACCTAATCCGAAGCCACCGCCACCTATACCTTGTATTGCCATCTTATATCCTTCTTTAGTTTGCGACTACCACAACATTAGTTTGTGTATCAGTTGCAACATTAACCGTTACATCAATCTCAGTTCTACCACCAGTCTCATTACCTATGATAATAATACGAGTTGAAATTACAGTATCATTTGGTAGGTTAGCTGCAGATACAAACGTAAATTGGTTTTTACCAACAACAGTTTGTGATTGTGCGGTGTTGTATGAACCAACATTAACGATTGGAGTTACATTACCAGGAACACCAGGATTACCAGTAATAGTACCAGCGTCACTGTTAAGTAGAATTGCCGTGTATCCCAAACTCTCGTTACCACCATTTTTAGTAGTTACTGCTATTAATGAATTGTTTGCACCCTCATCTAATGTTAGTGAGGATGGTGAAACTGAAATATATGGTAACCGTGTAGTTGATTTTGGAAGTGATAACAATTTGTATTTCATTGCATAATTCTCATCCGTGATTGCTTCAATCACTGGCATATTCTCAATGACGATACCATAATAGTCAGAACCCAGCGAGTGTGCTGGATTCCAAAGTTCGTAATCTACCTCATCATCTGCTAATGCAAATTGAGTGATTTGAAATTTGTCACGGCCTTGTGCTAATAACTCTCTACCTTTTTTGGTGAGAATCGCATCTACCGTTACCGATGAATTATCTAAAAATCCCATAGTGCTTTCCTATTGTTTGTGTATATAAATATGGTTTTTTAACTTTTTAAGTGTAGACCAATATTCTTATTTCTAAATCTTCGGTTCCTGTTACTGATTGTGAAACTCCTTTACCACCAAATCCGAACTGATAAGTCGTTGCGCCTTGAAGGTCTCCAGTTGAATAAACGATTTGCCCAGTTGACCTCTTTACTACAAAAATATACCCCAACTGAATAATTGTAGGTACATTATATACAGATGACAATGGGTTGGTTATAGAATTAACTACAATAGTATTTGTACCATTAGTAGTCATATACCCATTGGTGGTTACGTTTCCGTTTAAAGACATTTGGTATGAAGTTCCGTTCACTTGCTGTAACGAGCCCCAACTGTAATTACCAGTTTGTAAATCATTTAAAAAGTTACTATCTAAGTAGAAGACGCTACCTGCAAATAACTTATACCCCAAGTTGTTTACAGTTCGTTTTGCTATCAATTCCAATACACCATCCTGTCTGCCTCTTGAAGGTAGTCTAAGTTTAGGTCTCGTATTCTTCGGGTTGAATGGTAATGGTCTAAGAGTTTGTGTCTCAGATGCTCTTGATGGCCTTGGTTTTATTTTCTTTAATCTATCTTTTGTGGTAGATACCAAGTTATCAATTGGCATTGTTCGTGTAGCTCCAAGTTTGATATTAGGGTCAGTATCAAGCCCCTCACCTGGTCTTCCTGAGAATACGAGGACGTTTGAGTCTACTTCGGTAATCTCAACAACAGGACCACCATCTGGAGTATCTGGTGAATCGGTGGTTAGTGAGTCACTTGTAATTCTACACCCATTGTAATATAGATTTTCGATTGATAATGGTAATCGAGTATCTTGTGTATCGGTATATTCAAATGATGTTGAACTTGGTGTCAATGTTACTGCATCGTCAGCTGATGTAAAGAAATACTTGGGCTTTTGATAAATCTTAGATGGTCTTGAATTTAAAACAGTAGACCCAGTTGGTGAATACTCCCAATACCCATTAGTTCGATTTACGTAAGTATCACCACTCAAAGTTGCAATTTGATATTGATATGTTGATGGTGAGAAGTCGTATAAATCAATACCAACTACGTCATAATCATTACGACTTGCAGTTATAATATTACTACCCATATCAATTCTACCATCATAATGATGTCTTGAGATTGTGATATCTCTCTCTCTTTGGTATTTATTTCTCTCAAAAACGTGTGGTTCAATCAAGATACCTTTGTGCCAATCTACACGAGCAGGAAGAAGTTGTTTGATTTGTTCAAACACCGACATATCATAACGAGATAACATATCCATAATTAAGTCGAGCGCAGTACCACTTGTGTATTTTTGGAAGTAGTTCTTTGCTCTATACTTGAGTAGTGGATAATCTTCGTTATATCTCTTGTCAGGATTACCCACCCAATCATCAGCTTCAAAGTAACCTTCTGAGTTGTAGATATCGAAGTTTACAGTATCAGTTGTTGTAAAGTATGTACCCAATAGATTAGAGTCCAATGGGGCGTAGTCAAATTCAGATAGTTCGTTTGACTTATCTGGATTTAATGTACCTTTTAATGACGCCGATTCGATTCTGACTTTGTTGTTCATCAGGTTTAATGCACCCACAGATGGTATGGTTACAAATTGAGTGTCAACCTCACCTACCAAATCTAATGGTTTCATATTGATTAGTGATGCGGATAATACCAACCCACTATCTGATGATGTGAACTTTTGGTTTGGATGTATTGATGCAATAGACCCTGTATTTGTAGTGAATCCACTATCTGGAAATATACGATACATTAACTTATCAAACGAAGTGTCAATATCTAAATCAGTTGTGTTATCATCGCTAAAGTATGCTTCTCTATTCTTCGCGTGTTCGGTTATGATTTCATTTGAGATAGTATCTCTAAAGTATCTAATCTCTTGAATACTTGCAGTCTCATATGAGTTTACATTTGAATCCGTTGTAGGACCAGGTACTTGAACAGTACCTTCTGAAGTCCACACACTATTGAATGTTGAATTATTACCACTTAGTGTTGCTGTTGGATTGGCAAGTAACTCACCCCAATCATCAACCCATGCCGCGTTGATATCAATTGAACCTGAGTTCAGCGATACTGCAATTTCCCTACGTTGTTTGTAAGGAACATATGATGATGATATAATATCAGTACTATTTATCTTTAGTCTAATTCTTGCGGTTTCATTTATATAATCCCAAAATAAATCTACGTTATCACCACCATCACTTAGTCGTAAGATGTGGTAATTACCCTTTGGCATTTTACCAATTACCTCGATTGAGTTTGGCCTATCCGATTGGATATTATCCCAAGGATTTGAGATATACTTCGATGGAGATGCTTGTAGTTTGTATACAAATCTATCGTGTTCATAAACATTCTTACGAGTTGAAATTGTAGGCCCACCCCACTCTCTAATCTTCAAGAATGCTTGTGGGATTCCGTATGTAGAAAGAATTGCTTTAATTGACCTAGCAGAACCTTTTGTCTTATACAACATTGGAATTGTATTTACAATCCTTCTCCAGGTTTCTCTTGTAATATCTTCTCTTGATTTGGATTTTAATGTTCCGGTTTGATTTAATGTTCCATCTGACTCAACACCTAAAGCGTATTTCCAAAGTGATACATCTGAATAACCATTTGATAACTTCCATCCTAAAGATTCGGCAACTGATTTTAAAAGTTCATCAGCCATACCATCTTTTGGGTGTTCTTCACGTTGATTAATATCAGTCAATGACTTTATATATGTCCATTGAATATCAAAGTGTTGGCCAATCATATCAACAAATGTAATATATTCGGAATTACGACCATCCGTTTGAAGATGAATTGGAATCATCTTACGAAGATGAGCATCGTTAAACTCATCGTATAACGAGGCGGATACGTATACACCATTGTACCAATTCACACCTTCATTTGAAGTTGTACTTCTTAGAACGTGTGGATACGTACTTTGTTTTGGGTATGGTTCTATTGTATAATCAGAAGAAGACCAATGAGTATATATATTTGCGTCAGTATCATAGTATAGATACTTTTCGAAATCATCGAGACCACCAATGATTCTATCTCTACGAACCATTGATTGTGATATGTTTGTAAGCGCGTCTGACCCACTTACACGTTCCAATGTGTTTATACGTGCGTCATAGGTTTCTATTTGTTGTACTTTGTATTTAAAGTTATCAACTCGCTCGGTTGCTGAAGAGAAGTGTACAAAGTTTTGGAAGTCTGAGTAGTCTATATTTAAGGTTACGTTTCCAAGAGACCCACTAAAGTATTTGTTTATGAGTTGTTGTGATGTAGTTGCGTTAACATCCAATAGAGAGTTCCAATTTTGCCAATCAACACCATCAGCTCCTTTGTAATCGGACATATCCAATGAGAAGTCTGGTTGCGAGAAGTCAGGTCTATCTACGTTTTGAATACTTGGAAATGCAATAATTTTTTCAATCCAAGACTTCATAATACGAGCATCTACATCCACTAATTGATTTTCAATTACGGACTCATCCAATGGAGTACTAAGTTTGAACACCACCGTTTGAATGTTATTGATTGTGTTATCAAATCTTCTATAATCTAAATACAATTGATTTTGATTTACCGGCATTTGTAAAGCGCTACCACTACCAATTGCTTCTTGAATTTGTGGTACTGCGTCATTTACATCGGATGGTGGGGTTGATAGTAAATTGGGTGCAGCTTCCCAAGATAAAAATCCTAACTCATCTCTATTTAGTCTATATTTTCTAAATTGGTATGTTAACTTACCTCGTTGGTTTGCATTAGATGAGTTTATGGATGGGTTTACAACCTCAACCATAGTTCTCCAAACACCAGTTTCACCTTCGAATTTTCGGTCAAATGGTAAGAATACAGTTGGCTGTCCAACGTTATTCACACCAGTTGGATACGATAGTATCTCATCTACCAAACCAACACGTGTACCATCAAATGCAGCATTGGTTATGTCGTAAATGTTGTTTTCTTTTAGATTAAGAACAAGGTCTTTTTTTACACCAAGGGTATCAAATGCATTTACACCAGTATCATTTAAAAGTGATTGTATTGTAGGTATAAATCCATTGGTCACACCATTACCAGCATAACCTAACCTAACCTCAGTTCTATCTGCTGATATACCCAATATCCTTAGTCTCTCCACTATATGGTGGTGGAAGTTGTATACTAATGAGTAAGCACCCTGTTGAATACCAAGATTTCTTAAATCTAACTCTGGAATAGTATATACCTCAGGTCTTGATGATTTATTATCTGACTGAATAAACCCATCATACGTTGATTGTATAAGATTCGTATCGGAGTAAATATGTAGTTCTTGATTTGGAGTGAAGTCCAAACCTGCAACTAAGTCAAAGTCACCCTTGACTTCTGCATCCGACAAGAACAGCTCCTGAGTCTGAACCCCTTCAATTGTTTTACCAAATGTTGGAGTAAACCCAATTACTTGTTCTTTATTTAGGAATCTATCTAATGACATATGTTACCTTTATTATGGGATGAATAGTGCAGATGCAACTAAACCCGAATTCAATGAAATGTTTGGGGTAGTGTCTTTATCTTCACTTAATAATTCATTTGAGACTGTTGTGTCTATAACAGTATTATATGAATCTACCACAAACTTAGAAACCTTAGTACCATTCTCACCTACGTTAGTGAAGGTCGATTTACCATATGAATCTGATTGAACTTGCGAATCCAATGCGCCAAAAATTTCATAGGATATAATCTGACCTCTACCATTTCTTTTGATTTCTCTTTCTGCCATTATCTAACCACCTTAAAGTAGAAGTTATCATCAAAGTATTTAGTCATTCCATTTTGGTCTACTCTAAATACAAACTTATAGAATCTTTCCGGTTGCAATCCGTTAAACCAAAAGTTAAAATAATTACCTTCAGAATCACAACCCACCTTAGTATAATTAGTATCGAACGGAATAATTACTTGCTCCGTTTCAGCATCAACTACCGAGTAATATGAGGTAGTTGGTAAGTATTTTACCAATGTGTAATTTGATGTAGATGAGAATGTTCTTGTTGGGAATCTTTCTCTACCATAAACTCTAATCTTACCTTTAGATGATTCTTTGTATTCGGTATTAAGATTCTTAACGTATACAATCATGTCATCGGTGTTGAGTGCTTCCAATGAACCAGTCACAAATGTTGTATCATCCCAACGAACTTCAAGAACTGGTGGGTAGATTGTATTTGTATCTGACGAGAAGAGCTTAATAGAACCGAACTTCTTAGTTGATTGTTCATCTGCTTTTGATTTTTTAATAATCAAACCATTGTTAGAACGTGTACCATCTAACCACTCATCAACATATTCAGTTACCTCAACATCTAAGTTAGAAGTATATTTATCGAACGACTGTTTGTAATGTGACCCACTATGGAATGATGCAGTGTACCAAGTACCACCACCCTCATTAGTAATCCAATTAGCATCATAGTATATATCCGTGTATACTGAACCAGTTCTGTCGTGGTCACTTGAATCTATTCTAACATTATCTAATGATGCACTATATTGACCACTACCACTTCCAAAGAAAGACCAACGGAATAAATACTCACCACTTTGTCTTGCTTGGAATGTATTAGTTGGTGAAGTACTGCTTGATATGTATCTATCATACCCACTTATATCAGTACTATCTACAACTCTACCATCTGGTGATAGAATTGTAAATTCAATTGACCCGGTGTTAATATCGTTATACAATGGGTAATTACCATAATCTATATCAAAACTCGCAGTATAGTTTCTATTTTCTTGTAATGTTAATGTTCGATTAAGAGTAGCACCACCAAATTTTGATGATGATAAAAATAGTTTGTAATCCGAAATGATTGCAGCTGCTAATTCCCCATCTTCATTTTGTACGACCTCGTTAATCAAGTAAGTCGATGGTAATGTTGTGATGTTGGATGAAAATTGGTCTAATACAAGTGTAGTCTCACTAACTTTTCTATACAAATAAAAATTATCAATCGTACCCGATGACCCATTATTACCATTGTTATCAAAGAAAGTAAATTGTAGTTTATAAGCACCAGCATCACTTGCTGTGAAAGCCATCTTGTAAGTTGTGGTGGTTGTTAGTGTTTCTTGAAAACCTACAATTGCACTATCCAAATCAAACCCATTTGGGTCAATTACATTAAATTCAACTCCAGATAAAGTACCTTTATTAAAATCAAAATCAATATGGTATACCGAGCCTGCTTCTAATGATGCCGATAAATTTGCAGTACCCCCACTATAATTTGAAGATGACATAAGCATCTTGGCATCCGATACAATAAGTTGTGGATTAGTCCCATTAGTCCCTTTAATAGGTTCGACTAATTCAAAATTACCAATAGTTCCTGCAAAATCATAATATGCTTGTAATGATGCAATTAAATCTGGGTTGGTTGGTCTGTCTACGGTTGCATTTGCAGTACCCCAAGTAGCATCAAGACTACGACTTACCCAAGTAACATCTAATATATTATGTGGGGTATCTGCCTCAGACCCTAAACCTTCAGTCCAAGATTCCTTTATAGGATATACGAATAAATCATATGATGTTTGTATTTCACGACTCTCTATGTTCTCTAATCGTAATCTATATTGTGGTGATGTGATATCACCACTTACAACTGATGCTGAAATTGAAGATAAATCAAATTCGAGTAGGGCTCTACTATTACCCAATAACGTAGTATTATCGGTATCATAGAATTTACCGATTTCGAGAATCTCATCCTTACCCGTGTTTTGAACTTTACGAGGGGTGTCCTCATATAGGGTTGCGTCTTTATTTGGATATATTCTATAAATCATTCTCTACCTCTTAAAATAATGATACTACTCTACCCTTGATGTCTACATCAGGATATTTTACCTCAAAACAAGTTGGGTCTTTTGGTGGGTATACAATCCCATCGCGAGTCGCGTTCTTAATTCCATATTTATTTGATGAGTAATTACCACCAGATTTGTTTACAATTTGAAGACCACCTACTCCATCTCTATCAGGCCTAACTACCGACTGTACACCATCCACCTTGTCTAATAAAACATAAACATCAGTTAAAACGATTGGCTTATTGATTCCCATCCTATCGATGTTAAAGTATTTTTTAAGAGCGTCAATACATTTAAGCAATACTTCATTAGAGTTATAATTTGGAAGAACAATAATGTCAAACTCAACACCAATGTTTACAATGTATGCATTCTTAATATTTACCGCATCAGTTAAGATACGATAATACGATAAGTAGTTTTGTAAGTTTTGTTTTGTTGCTGGGTTTAGTTCAGTTAATTTTTTATTAAAATCATACCCTAATGTGTAGAAGTTGATAGCCAATGGATTTGGAATTGGGTCTGGCCCATCATCCAATAAAGTGTTGATTTGAAAGTCTGGAGCAACATATGCTTTTGCTACCGAACCAAATTGTGGTGGTAATGCGTATGCTCTCAACAAATAGTCTTCACGAGTCACTGCTCTATTTTGTGCTCTAAAATACGCTACTGCATTATTACGAACTTCTTCAAACTCTTCTTCGTATGCACCACCACCCGCGGCAACTTCATTTGTAACTGCGATTGAGTTTTGTACAACATTAACAACATCACTTACTAATGCTGATGTGTCAGTTTCGATTACACGTTCTATCAACTCAGTAAGGTCTGCCGATTGTACATTATCATCCACACCATTCCCAACTCTATACTTAACAGTTAAAGTTGTATTTGATGGTGCTACTCCATATGTCTTTGCATACATAAAGTTCGATGGGTCAATACCTTGGTCAAGGTCTCCACTTGCTGGATATAATGCCGAGCCAACGTTATCTGGATTTGGTAAAATTTCTTCATCGGCATTTGATGATACACCTGCACCAAACTGAATCTCAATCTCACCATCATCCGTGATGCGAGTTACATATCGTTTTGGGACTCTTTTTAGTTTAAGTAAAGCAGGTGTTTCATTAGCATACCCTGACATTGCTATTGAGTAGTCGGTTGTATTTGGTAACTCTTCAAACACAGTATCCTGTGCTAAGTATTCTACCTTCGTCCACTCGTCATTATCATCATCTAAGATTTCTATAACATCAATCAAACCCTCATCATCGGATAATCGTATCTTGTCGTATGGTTTTGGTGATTCGAAATCAAAGGTTGTTTCTTTCTCTTTACCACTAACGGCTTTTACATATTTTTTAAGTAGATAGTATACCGGCTCATCAGTAGTCTCATCAATTTGATAAACTGAAACTTCCGTGGGGTCAAATGATGATGAGAATCCAAATCTAACTTTATTGATTGTTGTGAATTCAACATCTGAGTTTGTAGATGACCCGACTATCATACCCTCTTTTAAAGTTAATGCGTAATCAAAGTTTGGCTTTACATTATCACCACTTCCTTTAGCGGGAACTAATTGGTAGACTGTTAGAGTTGTTGTAGCAGGAACATATAACTTTGGTTTGTATCCGAACGACTGTGCGAGTGTAAATACATTTGACTTTTCTTGTGCTTCTTCTAAGATAGATTCTCTTAACTGAACATCGGTGTAGTATGATAATACATCACCTACGTATGAAGCCATTTCCATAAACATCATACCCGGCGATGACTCGTTAAAGTCATTGTAGGTATTTGGGAAATAGTTTTTAGTAAAGTCAATTAGGTTCTTACGAATATCACCGAAATCCCTACCAACTAAGTTTACATCTTTTTTTACTTTATCTGCCATCTTCTATCCTCAGACAATAGAAACATTACCTTGTTCGGTAACGAGTATTGTTATTTGTGTATTTGCACCATTCTCAGTAACTCTAACTCTCAATGTGATTGATACTTTATTATTATCTTCCTCAGCATCTACATTCACATCATCCACTATAATATAAGGTAACCAAAATTCAATATCACCTCTAATTGAATCTTCTAATTCAACATTTATGTTTGCTGATATTTGTTCGAATAGTAATGAGAAAATGTCCGAGCCAAATAATGGTTGGAATGGCCTCTCACCCTTACGAGTCAGTAATAGGTTTTTAAGATTGGATAATGCTTGGTCCTCAGTAGTATAAGACAATTGAAATATAGGGTCACCACCTAATGGTAACTTTACACCAATAGCCTTATTTGGTTTAAGGTCTAATGGATTTCTCTTATACTCCTTACGACTTGGCATTAAGCACCTTTCTTAGCGTTTATATGTTTCATCAATCCAGAGTAGTCTTTTGTTAGTGCGTTAACCACAGCTTGACCTGCTTCAGTTTGTTGTAATTGTTCAGTAGATACGGCACGACCTTCTGCTGTTTGTAAAACTTGTGGTCCTTGACCTACCCTTCCACCAAATGATTGTGCTTGTGATGAATTAAACATCCCACTACCAACGCCAGTTGAGTTAATACTTTTCCACTCACCACCTTGGGCGGTTTCATTTAACATTTCATTCAACATAGAATTGTTAGTAAATGATTTAGCGGGTTGTTCTGTTTTTTGTTCAAAAACGTGCTCAATGTCCAACGGGTCTCTTTCAACAACCTCTGATTGTTTGATTTCATTCATAAGAGATTTACGAAGTACCTTTTCTTTTTTAGCAACTTCTTTCCTAACCTCTTCTTTTATAATGAGTTGAATTGCCTTAATTAGTTTTTTTGTGTCCATAATAATAAATATGTTTATATATAATTATTGTTTCATTAATGTTAACTGAGTTTTTACCTGAGTTATCGTAGATAATAGTTGAGGTCCTGCCGCAGTAAGACTCGGTACTGGGAATGGTCCTGCGGTTGCTGCGGTTATCGCAGGTGCTAATTGTAATAATGCATCTGTAATTGATTCCAACTGACTAAAGATAGTATCCATATCAGCTTTCCAATTTGTAGTTGATACATTTACTGACTTTTTACCGCTAATCAAAACCGAATCCGATTTTGAGTTCAATACTATTCGGTCAGAGTTAAATATTAGTTGTGGTTTGTTATAAACGTTTTGTGGAGTCACGCCTAATGAGAATCCATTTGATGGTTTTAAACCAATGGTTTGTTGAGAACCCATCCAAATAGATGAGTCATCTTCATTGATATCTTCTATAACAAATTTATTGTACCCGTTAGACTTACCCGCACCATTTCTGATGATAGTGATTGGAGATTCGGGCACGATTGACTTCCAAGAGGGTTCGTTGACTACACCATTTATTTTATTATCACTCTGCTTTGTATTTTTTGGTGTGTATCCAAATCGTATAGATTGGCCAAACCTACCCTCATTAATCACATCACCCAAGAATGGTTGTAATTGAGATACACTTGAGTCTTCAATAAATCCAATTCCAAAGTCTACACCGGAATCAGCAGAACCCTGAATTGGTATACCATTAGATACTTGTGAGAAGTTAGGTGTTGGTGTACCCTTACGATTGGTTAGAGTAGGTAATGCATTGTGGTTTACATTCTTTTGAAGACCTACTATCGATGTATAGTAGTTCCGAGTAGATTGGCTTGCGGCGGACGCATTATCTGAATTAGCTGTGATAACATAAACCTGCTCTCCTAAAATAGGGATATGTCTTGAGTTTGGGTTTAATGGATAAC